CCGATGTTCAAGTTAGAAGTACAATTTGTTAAAAGTGTTAATTGCACGTTTAAATAATAGACTTTAAAACATTGATAATCAGTAGGTATTGAAGTTCTGAAACTTCAAGAAAAACACAACTGTTGATGCACAAAAAATAGAGGGAAAGAAGAGATTCTGACCCGTTTAACACTTTTGCATCAACAATATGGGAAAGCAATTAGATTCCAAACAGCGGCAAGAAATTGCCAAGCTCCTTCAAGAGGGAAAGAATTTCAGGGAAATTGCTGAAGTTCTAAAGGTTGACCGTACCACGATATTGCGAGAGATTAACCGCAATGTCGGAGACAACGGCGTGTATGATCCTGAATTAGCCGAAACCAAGAGACGAAGGCGAAAAAAACTACAATCCGTATCTCCCGGTGCCGTCGCGCAACTTCCTCCCAATGTCCGGGAGGAAGTTGAGAAGGTATTGGCTTTTGAGACTCCAACTGTAAAGCGAAGGCAATTAATCGTGGATAAATACATAAATGAATATGGCCCGGTAATAGAGAAAAAACTTATTTCTCCAATGGCAGCCATGCGTGCGCTCGCAAACGAGTTCTACATGAGTGTAAGTACTGTATACTATCTTTTGAAAAGGGAGGGCATCTACCGAGATAGAACCGCCCCTGTCTGTATACCTTCTCCTAAAGAATAACCTTTAAAAGCGGATTTTCATGTATTACATCATAAAAGAAGTCCATGTGCGCAAGAAACCACTATGGTTGGTTGACTTGCTCTTTCAGATAACCCCATCCTTGTATCGGGAGAAAGGGTCAAAGGAAACGGTTGTTGGTAAGTTCAACACCATTCTTTCTCTTATCTTAGATGCCCGGGTAAGGTGGCATCATGGTAAATCCTTGTTATCATCTATTCAAACCATCAGCCACAATGAGACATGTATTTGGATCAAAGGAAACCGAGGCTCAAAGTTTCTTTCCTTTCGAATAGAATCAGACAATTGACTTTTAAAAGAACAGCAGTATGGAAATAGATAACAGTAGAAAGACAATAACAACATTTGTCCTCGTAGATCCAACCGGTAAGATCTTTGACGATTTCGAGAACATCAATGAGAATACAGAAGTAAGGGCGATAGCCATTGAACCCAAAAATAGCTGACCTATGGGAGATTACAAGTGGATTGGTCTTATCAGAAAGTTCTATAATTGTTCTTTCTATAATGACAGCAACGCCGTGCAAATGTTCCTGCACATTTTTTTGAATGCTCAAAGGGAGGATAAGCCTTACTTTGACAAAATTACGATGAGAGGGCAGTTTCGTACCTCAATTAAAGACATCATGGGTTTTTTGGAGATAAGCCGTAAATCCGCCCGACGTTCTTTAGATAAGCTGAAGGCGGCAGGCATTATCCACGTTGCCTCTCTAAGACGTAACGGTGTTCTCATCACCGTTCGTGAATTTTCAAAGTTCCTGGCTTTGGAAAATATGAGAGGTGGCTGGGTGAAGCTGTATTACGATCTTGACTTCCAAGATTTCTTTGTGAACGCACAGGTTCTTCATATTTACCTTCATTTACTTCTTCATACTTACTCGGAGAGTGAAAACTATGAGGATCCGCTATGGTTTGACATGAAGAAGATCAGTGCTTCGACCGGCATTCCTGTAGAAGGCATTAAAGAGGCCCTCCAGAAGCTACGCAAGCTGGGCATCCTGAATATTGGTTATAACGGTCAGAAGAAACTTTCTTCCGTTCGTTTAATAGAGTTCTCCGATTACGTCAAGGATACCTGTCCGGTAACATCAATAGGCCCTTCTGCCAGCCATGTCACATCAGTCGAAAGTTTCTCTGATTTGGAAAACACTCCATCTAATGGAGCAGCCATTATAGGTTTCGAAGGCGGGGGGATAAAAACTGAACAAAAGGAGCCAAAAGAAGGGCCAAAAGATGCCCAACAAAATTCTGTACGAAACAGTTACGAAATGTCTACCAAGTCTTTTGTAAATGACAGAAATACTGCTACTTACAAACCCAAAGGTCAAAAAGAGGGCCAAAAGAGGGAACAAAACCGTCCAAAAGTTGAAGCCACCAAAATGCCACTAAACAGTCATGGGGGCTGCTACGCGCGTGATCCTATTATAAAAGAGAATAGAGATAAGAGAATAGAGAATCTTCATTATTATAATTATTCGTCCGCGCGAAAATTTTCGTCAATTGAAGAATTGGTCTGTGATGACGAATGGGTGCGCTCGATGCAGCTGCTTTATGGCTTCCCGGATAAGGAAACGCTCTATAATGCCCTGACTTTGTTCTTGGCGAACTTGAAGTGCCGCAAAGAAGAAGTTCCAAAAGGACTGGAGGGGTTCCTTGACTATTTCTGCAACTGGTATAAACGAAATGAAAAGAAGCTGCTGCATAAACTGAAGGCGCAAACACCGTCTAAAGACTATGCAAAAGTTCTTTGGGACAAGTGTATGTCTGCCTTTGCCAAGATTGTAAGCGAACGTGCTTTTGCATCGGTTTTCCAACAAGTCTCTTTTGAGTCCTTCGACAATGTGGCCAAGACGCTGACACTTGTTCTTCCGAATAAGCGAATATTTGAGATATTGGAAGCTGATTACCTTGATACTGTTAGAACGGTGTTACACAAGTTTTTCGGTGTAGGGTTACGACTTCAATACCGCATTGCATAGGGTCAGAACTACAAACCATTTAAGATTGAATTACGCTTATGAATGAAGCTCAAAGAATATTACAGATGACCGATGGGGGCTTGGCAGTGTTCATTCACTACCTTGGTGAAAAGTGCCTTGCCCGGACTTTCCGTAACCCTTTCAGGGAGGACAGCCGCCCGTCATGCCACCTGTATGCCAACAGAGGCGGATATGGCAACGGCCAATACTACCTCCAAGACTTCGGTGACAGCAGCTTCTGTGGCAACTGCTTTGCCATTGTGGGAAGGCTGTGTAATATCAACCCAAAAACCAACTTTCGCGAAGTGCTTCAAGTGATAGACAGAGACCTTGGACTTGGCATTTTTGATGAACAACGAAGTGAGCACTATGTGTTGATGAAAAGAAAAGCCACACCCTCGCAGAAGTACAAATGTTCTTCCATAGCGAGTTTTGAGGTCGTGACACAGCCTTTCATGCCATGGGAGGAAGAGTATTGGGGGCAATATGGCATTGGACTTTCAACGCTGGAACGTTACAACGTAAAGAGCATCAGCAGTTGTACATTCAAGAAGTCGTCCGGTGGAAACTTTGCCGTTTACGGTTCAAAGGCTATTCCGACCTACGGATATTTCTTCGATGACGGATGTAGGCTGAAGATTTACAGGCCTAAGGCAAAGACACGTTTCATGTATGCCGGTCACTTCCCAAAGCCCTATATCTTCGGGCGTGAGCAACTGCCTGAAGAAGGAGCACTCGTTTTCGTCACAGGTGGCGAGAAAGATGTCATGTCGCTGTCGGCGCATGGTTTTCCGGCCTTGACATTTAACAGCGAGACGGCCAACATCCCCGAAGATGTAATGGATGAACTTTCCAAACGATTCCTTCGAATCATTTTTCTCTATGATACGGATGAAACCGGGCAAAGGGAATCTGCTTTGCGGATACAACAGTACGGTGAGAAATACAACGTTCAGAAACTCGACCTACCGCTGTCCGGAGAGAAATCGGAAAAGGACATCAGTGATTTCTTCCGTCTGGGGCACACCGCAGAAGAACTGCAAGCAATGATAGAAAAGCTATAATTATCGAAAAATGAAATTAGAAAAAATAAGTAAACCTATATTCAGGCACGCAGGAGGAAGCTCCGATAATATTCGGATCAGAACCTTGACAGATGCTGCCACGCCAAGTATAATGGGCATTGATGTTAAAGAGTTTCCAGAGGTTCATTCGGTCTCCTACCGTTTTCTCTCCAAGACCTATCACGGGGTGGGTGTCATAAACCAGAACAACGGGATAGAATTTGTTGGCCAAGACCTGACGGACTCCCCCATGACGTTGAATAGTTCCGGCGTGACTTTTCTTCCCATGGAGAAAGAGCACAGGAGCGACAAGTTGTGTATGTTCGCAGACATGATGGATTATTTGGCCTACCAGACCTTACAGAAGAATGGCTTTGTCAGGCTGCCTTCAGACTGTGATTTCATGATTATGTCGGATGTAAGGAACTTCATCCATATCTCGGTCGAAGGAGATGACTATGATATGGTTTATCTCTACTTTCCCAATGATGTCATGGGCTGCACCATAACCAAGACGTTAAAGGATCGGTATGGCAAGCATGCCATTGAGTGTAATCCCCTGTACAAAGGTTATAACAACCTGTTGCAGTTCGTAAAAGCCATTGAGATCACCACAAATAGCAAATAGAGCCGTATGGTATATGTCATAATCATCCTTGTCTTGCTGATAGCTTTGGGAGCAGCTTTCTATTATGAAATCACCCATAGCTACGACGACGACAAGTTCAGGAAATGAAAGATAAAGGGATTGATGTAAGTGCATCCTTTCCAAGTATAAAACGCTAACAAGTAAAAGTATGATTAATTATGTTTTAAGTATTGAAACCGGAGTTACGGATCTCGTCCGTACCCCCGAGTACTATCAGACAGCCACTTTTGTGCAAAAGAAAGAAGAGCTTTTGGCTCTGATTTATCAAAAGAAGAAACTCAAGCCTTTTGCCAGCATGAAGCTCATAAGGAGTATCAGTTTCTTTATTAAACGCTCCATCAGCCTTTGGCAGTTACAAGGTCTTTCAAACAAGATAGAAACGATGTTCGGCCCATCTTGTTTCCAAATCTCCATCGACAGAGAGAACAACACCGTACACATGCTCTGTGGCTGGATAGACAAAGAGACTGGTGAGTGCATCGTGCTGAACCGTACAGAACAGAAGAGACTTTCCGTCCTGATTCTGGATTATTTGGACTTGCCACGTCCCCGGTGTGCCGACATGTGGTTGAGATACTTTCTGCTGAACAAATTTGACAATGACAATTCTGTCTTCAGCAGACAGATAGAGTTTCTTGAAAGGTCTGAATATGAGAGTTTAAGTTATCCGGTATTACGGGATAGTCTCAAATACGTGGAGATGGTATGTAAAGGGTTACTGAAATAAAAAATACACTTATGAGATTTTTAAAGATTTATTTGGCCAGCAGCTGGCGGAACAAGCATTTCGAGAATTTATTGAACGCCCTACGAATTCAGGGTTACTATACCTATGACTTCAAGCATCCCAAGGACAATGAACTAAGCGGATTCAGTTGGGAGAAAGTCGATAAGGACTTCGAGAAGTGGACTTGTGTGGATTTCAAGGAAGGGCTTCACCATCCCGAGGCTGTCAAAGCATTTGAAAAAGATTTTCACGCCATGCAGGAAGCGGACTATTGTGTCCTCCTCTTACCGTGTGGCCGCTCTGCCCATTCTGAAGCCGGTTGGATGAAAGGGCAAGGCAAGAAAGTGTTTGTCCTTGATATGTCCGAGAAACCAACGCCCGAGCTGATGTACCAGATGTTTGATGCGTATGTGACGAGACCGATTGATTTGGTAGAACACATTGAAGCTGCATTCCATAAGGATAATATGCTACTTAAAGAAAATTTCAGCACACATGGACAGAGTCACAAAGAGACGGACTAACCTCTTGTATAATTTAAGAAAGAAAGGAATCAGATGTTTGACAAAGGAGCGTATGATTTTCTTTCCATATGAAGGGGGAGATCCACATTCTGTAAGACAGATAACCCGTCTTTGTAATGAGTATCATTTCCATGTACAGTTGGAGCTTCAATAACAATCTTATGAAGCATATTTTGTCAGTATTGCAAAAAGAATCAGATGTACTTAAACATTACAATGGATGGATGAGGATTTACAGGAAAGACTCATCTGAAAGCAAATAATAGTAAACAGGAGGAATGATATGCCTATCAAACCTGAAAATAGATTACGCTATCCGAGGAACTGGAAGCAGATTAGGACTTCCATTCTTGAGCGGGCACATGGACGCTGTGAATTCTGTGGTGTAGAGAATCATACCTATCGCTACAACGAGCGCACAAGACATATGGCAAGAATTGTCTTGACAATAGCCCACCTTGACCATACTCCAGAACACTGCAATCCCAATAATCTGCGTGCTCTATGCCAACGGTGTCACAATCGTTATGACGCAGACCATCGGAAAGAAACGAGATTAAATAATAAGAACAGTATCAAAATAAAGAATAGATGAAAAAGATAAGTGATTTAACCATAACAGTAACCTATACTGTTGGCTTGCATGGCGTAGAAGTCAGCGAAAAGGTTTATGATGCTCTAAACGCCTTGGCGGATAAAGGACGTGTAAACTGTGATCTTATGAATTTGGACGAGCGAGTATGTATTGGTTTCGAGTGGCTTTCTGACCATATTCACGAAAGTGACGCTTGTGATTGGAATTATGAAGTTGATATGGAATAATCTTAAATGTGGCCAATAGAAAATGAAACATATATATCTTTTTATAGGTGCTGCCATTATTACCTACCTCTTAATATCGCTGGCAACATTGGATTTGATGTGGTGTGTGCACAACACTCCTTGGATATGGATAGCGGTAATACCACTCTTTCTATTCTTATATTTCCTCGTATTCATGTGCTTTCATGAAGAAATGGGATTTAGGGAAGATCGCGCAATGCAGCAGACTCTCGCGATAGCCAAAGCCAACAAGCTGATAGAAAAGTTGCAAGAGCAACTTCCAAATATGTTCCAAGGATTGGTTGATATGTCGATGGCAGAGATTAGAGACAGTCTTAGAGCGGTGAATGAAGAGCAAGCTCGCAAAGTTGCTACCCTTTCAACTGATATTTACAACGTGCTGGAACGACGTCAAAAACTTCTCGACCTGGAACGTAAGGTCAAGCAACATAAAGGACAGCCTATGCTCTTGACAAAAAGAGAAACAGCGTCCTTGTTACTTGTTGATTATTCTACCCTTAGAAAATGGGCAAGGAAAGGATTTCTTGTCCCCACAAGGATTACTCCCCACCGTGAGTTATATCGTTATAGTGATGTTCTAAAAATATTGGAGGGCAAGGTATGAAAGATATACTTAAAGTTTTAAAGAAATATCCCGATTATACGGTGATTGCACATGCCACGGGCTTATGCTGTCCCGAAGGCGACATGGATTTCATGAGAGACAAACCCCTTCTTGTAGGGTGGTGCGAAACGAACATTGGCCACATGATGGTCATGGAGTGCCCCAAATGCTTCACGAAATTCAGATACCACGCAACAGGACATTGGGACGACACCCTTGACGAGTTCAGGGAGAGCATAGAGGACAAACTGTATCACGACAGTCTGTCGCCTGTGCACTTTGCCAACGCAGCCGAATTGTGGAAAATGATTACTAAATAGATTAAAGATTATGATACAGATTTGTACAACGAAAGAGCAGTCACAACGACTGTTGGATTTAGGAATACAGCGTAAAACCGCCGATATGTTTTGGCCTTTGAAATCTTCTTTCCCCGAGGTCTGCAATGATGGAGACCAGTACCAAGCCGACTATCCTGCATGGTCACTTGGATCATTGATAAATCTGCTTCCAGATGTAATTTTTGCTCCCAATCGCACATTTAGATTAGAAATAAGGAATAGAAGTGTTTCTTATGTAAATGGAGATTCCCTTTTTAAAATAGAGGAAAATAAAGGTGTCTTTGAAAACTGTTTCTCCATGATAGAGTGGCTTGTTGAACATAAATATTTAAAACCATGATGAATAAGGGATTAGAACACGAGTTTGAGCAATTAGGTAGGACAAAGAAATGCAAGTTCATATCGCAGCATGTAGATTTGGCTTCTCCTGAAGCTATTGCCAAGTATGTAAAAGGGTATCTTTTTGACGTACTTAAAGATGTTGGTGATGATGAGTATATCGCCACATATCTTCGGAATAAAGGTTACAAGGTAGAGGGTAATATAGAATAGCAAATGGAAAACATCAAATTACTCTATATAGACTTGTTCTGCGGAGCCGGTGGAACTTCCACCGGTGTTGAACATGCAAAGTTAGATGGAACAAAGTGTGCGAGGGTTGTCGCCTGTGTCAACCATGATGCGAATGCAATCGCATCACATCAAGCAAACCACCCCGACACATTACACTTCACCGAGGATATTCGCACACTTGACCTTACTGCCCTTACAGCTCACTTGAACCGAATGAGGATGAAATACCCGTCGGCTTTAGTTGCCCTATGGGCTTCACTTGAATGCACCAACTTCAGTAAGGCCAAAGGTGGTCAACCACGCGATGCAGACAGCCGGACGCTTGCAGAGCACCTTTTCCGTTATATCGAGCAGCTGGATCCTGACTATATACAGATTGAGAATGTGGAAGAGTTTATGAGCTGGGGGGACATGGACGATAAAGGACACCCTATCTCAAAGTTAAAGGGATGCAGCTATGTTCGTTGGACAAATAAAGTTATCTCTTACGGCTATCATTATGATTGGCGTTTGCTGAATGCCGCCGATTTCGGCGCATATACCTCACGCAAGAGGTTTTTCGGTCAATTCGCGAAGAAAGGCCTCCCCATAGCTTTTCCTGTTCCAACATTCTCGAAGAATGGTGACAGTGGCATGTTTCATGCCTACAAGAAATGGAAGCCTGTTCGTGAAGTGCTTGACATGGATGATACCGGCCAAAGCATCTTTGACAGGAAGAAGCCACTATGCGAGAAAACCTTGAAGCGAATTTACGCAGGCCTAATCAAATTCGTCGCCGGTGGAAGGGAAACGTTTCTTGTTAAGTATAATTCAATGAACCAGACAGGAAAATACACAGCTCCTGGAATTGACGAGCCTTGCCCAACTGTCGCTTGCCAAAACCGTCTGGGGATTGCCAATGTCAGCTTCATGTCCAAGGCGTTCAGTGGAGATCCGTATTCCAAGAACCAATCGATAGACATTCCTGCCGGAACTGTCACCACTAAGGATCACCATTTCTTTGTTACTGCTTACTATGGTAATGGAGGGAACCATTCTGTTGAATCGCCATGCCCTACGCTTACCACAAAAGACAGGCTGGGATTGGTTTCAAGTCGTTTTTTGGCAAATGAATACTCCGCTGGTGGTCAACTTTCCAGCATTGATGCACCTTGCCCTGCAGTATTGACAACACCGAAGCAAAAAGTAGTTGACTGCTTCTTGATGAACCCACAGTTCAACTCTGCAGGTGGAGATATCAATAAGCCGTGCTTCACTTTGATTGCTCGGATGGATAAGATGCCCCCTTACCTTATCTCCACAGAAAAAGGTATCGGTATAAGGATATTTGAAACGGACAGTGAAATGACTTGCAAGATAAAGGAGTTCATGGCCATGTACGGAATCATAGGCATCAAGATGCGCATGTTGAATATAAATGAGCTGAAACGCATCATGGGTTTCCCTGACAATTATATCCTTGTAGGGACACAGGCCGAACAGAAGAAGTATATCGGCAATGCCGTTGAAGTGAACATGAGTAGGGTACTCTGCGAGTCGCTTTGCGCAGCTCTTATTTCCAAAGCAATAGCAATATAGAACTAACATCCGAAAGATAAGACAACCAAAAGAATAGATATGAAAAGAACTATTTTCACACATCATTTAAAAAAATATGCAAAAACCATTCAGGGAAAATCCGACAACCAATTAAGAGGATACATAGATGGTTATATCAAAGCTTTGGAAGTTGTCGAAGGCAAGCTTCTTGAGCTTGCCCCCCAGACAGTTGACCAAGATTTTCAATCCAAGGGCTACAAGTATTTTTTTGAAGAAATACAACATATGGTTAATCTGGAGGCTTGTGTCGTAAAGGATGTAGAGAAGTTTGTTAAAACTTACAAAGCCCCTACCGTAGGTGTCAAAGAATTGTCCACAAGGGAATGCTTGGATATTCTCTACGAAGTTGAAGATTACTTTTGGGGAGACCGTAGTGGTTTTGATAAGATAATGCACGCTCAAATGGTATTCGCAAAGGAACTCCGTAAGAGAATAGCAGCACTACAACCAAATATTAAAACTCAAAAATAGATCGTTTATGAATCTGGAATGTAAACTTTCCTCTTCAGGAGTCAACCAATCGCAATCAGGTAAAACTTTTTATTATGTTGCCACATGCCTATTGCTCTTGCTGATGGTCAATAAGCCATACAAAACCTCTGCAAAGGGTTTCCGTCTATATCTACGAAAGTGCAGGAGAGTCAGCAAGTTGCTCCTTGCTAAAATACTTTGTGAAATCTTCAAGTTAATAGATAAATATATAAAATCCCGTGATAATAAATAATTAGATATAAAAATTTTGCGAAACGAAATATATTATGTATCTTTGCAGGCGTATAGCTGTATATACGGCTATACATATATAAGTTAATAAAGGAATACGACAATACGTATATACATAAAAAATATAAATCAAACGGTATGGAAAAGCAAGTAAAAATTATCTCATTTGCCAACCACAAAGGAGGGGTTGGCAAGACTACCACTACTGCCAGTGTAGGTTCTATCCTTGCCTCTATGGGAAAAAAGGTGTTGTTGGTGGACATGGATGCCCAAAGCAATCTTACTACCTCCCTATTAAAAGATAATCAAGTTGATCAGACCATCTATGATGCTCTTTCCGCTTCTTGCAGGGGAGCAGCTTACAATTTGGCAATCTATCCGATAGCAGAAAATCTTGACATCGTTCCATCTTCATTGCGTCTTGCATCTGCTGATCTTGAACTCTCTTCTGTCATGGCAAGAGAACACATCCTCGCAGACATATTAAAAGGTAAGAAGGCGAACTATGACTATATTCTGATAGATTGTCCACCATCTTTGGGTCTTCTTACTCTTAACGCAGTTACGGCATCAGATTTGGTTGTAATACCTCTGCTTGCAGAAGTACTGCCTTTCCAGGGTCTTACTATGATCAGTGATTTTGTCAGAATGGTGAAGCAGAAGCTAAATCCAAAGATTGAGATTACCGGTATTCTCCTCACTCGTTGGGAAAAATCCAATTTGAGCAGACAGATCGAGGATGGTCTTAGGGCCAAGCTTGGCGATAAAGTGTTCCAAACCAAGATCCGAAAGAACATCAAGATTGCCGAAGCTCCTCTGGAAGCCGTCAATATTGTTGACTATGATCCGAAGAGCAACGGAGCTGCTGATTACAAGGCTTTCGTAGGAGAACTTTTAGACAGGACAAAGAACCTATAAATTTACATTTATGAGCAAAGGTATTAACAAAAACTCCATGAGCAGTCTTTTGGAAGGACTTACTTCTGTCAGGAGTACAACTCCGGAAGATAATCACCAGCCAAATCCAAGCTCCAATTCAAAGGAGAAAGTAACATCCATTCCAGGGGATAAACCGATATCTAAAGGTGGTTCAAAGGAAAGAATATGTACCTCCGTCGATAAGAACGTCATGAATAAGATACGTACCATATCAGAAACAGAGGGTATTCAAATCAATGAACTTATTACCTTAGGTCTTGACATGGTTATATCTAAATATGAAGAGACGCATGGGGAGGTGCGACCTAAAAAGATTAACAAAGGCAATATAGACAATATCTTTCGTTAAGGCAGGAAGTCCATACTACCATCTTTAGTACACATAAGAAGGACGAGCAATCAGTAATGGTCACTCGTCCTTGTATGTTTATGCAAGCAGAAATACCGGAATACATAATATGGAATTTATAGTCTTTCACTATTCAGGATAGCAGCTAATTGTTCTGCGGTGTGCCCCAGACGGAAGAAATCACTGATGTCCTTTTCCGATTTTTCACCAGAAAGAGGAAGCAGGACTCTTCTTACATTATATTTTCCAGTATATTCCTGTACTCGCTTTTTCGACTCACTTTGTCCTGTTGCATCCATATCATAAAGGATAACAATTGTCCGGAACCTTCCGGCAAGTTGTTGCATAAGACTGTCAGGGAGCTTGGCAGTCTCGCTATTCAGGCATATCGCATGGAACCCATGTGCTGCCAGCGACATGACATCTTTCTCGCCACCGGTGATGAAGATATATTCGCCTTGTGGCGGTAGCTGTTCCCAACCGAAAATGTATGGTCTCGGAAGAACACCAGCATAGAGAAATCTGTTTTTGGAGCAAGGAGAATAAATCTTGATACCATCATTGTTATTAAAGAGGTATCCAAAAGCCGGATACTTTGCTGTTCCATAAACAGTAAATTTCTTTCCATTCTCTTTTGACATTCTGCATGCCGAAAGGCTTGCAACATGATAGTGTTCCAACGTATCCTGACCAATTCCATAACGCTGCCAAAAACACAGTTCCTCCATGGTAAAAGGCTTTTCCTTGTATTGGAATGAAAGTGTGGAGGAAGTCTCCGGCTTCTGTCTCTTTACAAGTCGTTTATAGATGATTTCTGTTTGTGGGAATGGATTATTGAACAATCCCAGGCAAAGCTCTTTGTCTATCACCTTCAGGATATCCTTAAATGCAGTCTTTACATTCATATTGCACAGTCTGGCCACAATGGCAAAGCAGTTGCCACAGAAGCTGCTATCGCCAAAATCCTGTAAATAATACTCCACTTGTCCGTATGTGTTTTTATTCGCATACAGATGGCATGAAGGCCGGCTGTCTTCCCTGAAGGGATTTTTGAAGATTCTCTTCAGGCATACATCGCCTAAGTAATGTGTAAACACATCCAGTCCACCACCTGTCAGATAAAGTATTTGTTGTCTTTCGTTCATTTTTTCTTATTGGAATGTTAGTTGATCATATTGCCCGTCAAGCCGATAGGTCAGCTTTAATTTTTTACGATTTAAAATTTTATTCTGGGCATCCCG